CATTATTACATCTAGCATTAGTTGGACTAGAAGTATCTAATTCTATAAGTCTACCAAAATAATTATTATCAGCACCCCAAGAAACCCAATCTCTATTGTGAACTTCTTTTACTTCTGGTGCTTCGTAAGATGATAAATTAAGTATCCTTACATTTTGTTGCTTCTTATTATCTTTCATTATATAATATATGTGTTATCATTTATCTCTCCTGTAGGTTGTATATATCTGTCTTGTGATACTATATGTTTAACAGTATAATCATCTTGACTAGTACAGAATATTTTATCTCTATATGCTAGATTGTCGTCAGCTTCTATCTCCATAAAATAAGTAGAGCCTTCAGAAAATATAGAACTAGAGAATTCTAATGTTGTGAAATCATTATCACTACCTACTACTGCGTCAGTTATTGTATCTGACTTAGCATCTCCATCTCTTCTTAATTTAATAGATAATGTTATTACAGTAGATAAGTCTACTCTAGGCATTATAGATATAGTTTGAGATGTTGTTATTGGTTGTAATATTATCATACTAAGATAACTAGTTTTAATTATTTTGTTTTATAATAAAAAAAGCCTCACATAATGCAAGGCTTTTAAATAATTGATTTATTGGTTATTAAACACCAACAGTAACTGATACACCAGCAGCAGCTAAGTCTCCATCTTTTATGAAGTTAGCAGGAGCCTTCTCCATTCCTGAGAATGTTAAAGTATATCCGCTCATATCTCCCATAGCAGCTCCAGAAACGATAGTACCACCAGATACATCTAATCCGTGTTCTAAACCTGCAACAAATACGTTTCCGTTATTGTCTTCGATTAAAATGTGAGGACTACCGTAAGCTAATAACTTAACCGTCTTGTGGTCTTCTTTAGTTAATTTTGTCAATTGAAGCTCTAAAACTTGCTCAAAGGTAGTAGTTCCATTCTCTCTTGAAGAGGTAATGTTTTCTGTATATGTAGAACCACCTTTAATATCAAATTTATAAGCAGTAGGAGAACCTAGGTCATCAATAACGTCAGTATCAGTAACGTCATAACCAGCAGTTATTCCTCCTTTGTTAATGAAATAAACAGCGTTTAATCCACCAACTGAATCTTTACAAGGCTCTAAACGTCCTCTTGAAATATCACAACTCATTATATTATATTTTTAAAAGTTAATAAAAAGGGCAGATAGTTAAACCTACCCTTTTAGTTTATTTATACTAATCTTAGTTAGCAGAGTTAGAGATTCCGTAAGTTACGATATCTTCAACAATTCCATACTGAACACCAGCAGTAAACCTCATTATGATTCTTACGTTTTGAGAACCATCTAAGTCAGCCATATCTAAAATCTTAACTTCGTTTTGGTCAGACATTAAACCTGTACCGAAATGTAAGTTATCTTTAGTAGTAGCAATCATAGTATCAGAAGCAAGTCCGTTAGCCATAAAGATTTTTACACCATCAAAGCTCTCGATATTGATATTCTGATTGTTTCCTTTATCTTGGAAACCAGCAGCTCCTTGACCTCCAGATTGGAAACCACCTAAAGCTCTCTTGTAAGCTCTAAATACGTTTTGAGCAACATAAATCATTAAGTCATCTCTTCCGTATAAAGCAGCAGGAATAGCATCTACAACTTTTCCTAATTCATCTACAACGTTAGAAGCATCTACAGAAGTACCAGCAACTTCTTGTGAAGCAGGTAAATCAGCATCAGCAGCTAATAAAGTAGAAAAACCATCATACTCTCCAGCAGTAGCGTTAGCTCCTCTCCATACATTGATTTCTTGTTTCTGTGCTACTTTAGCAGCAACGTGTCCAATTAAATAATCTTGGAAAGAAGAAGGTAAGTTATCGAAAGCAGAATATCCCATTGAGATAGCATCCCAGTCAGAACGGAAATCTTTCTTACATAATTCTAAGTTTACTTGAAATTCTTCTGGTTGAAGGATTCTTTCAGTAAGTGTTAATGTAGAAGTGTCAGCGAAATCACAAGTACCGTCTTTTACGATACCGTCTAATTCTAATCTTTTTACAACTTCTTTAAATTTAACGTTTGGTCTAATAGTTAAACCTCCGTTAGCGATTGTGTTACCAGCTAATAAAGCTGCCGAGATGTATTTCCCAGCACTTTCTCCAGCATAGGTAGTAGTAATACTTGTACTTGTTGCCATAATTTAGCGAATTTTAAATTTAATTTAATTAATTATTAATCATTGACCACACTCGTTCGGCAGCAGTCATTCCTTTATTGTTAAAATTTTTCTGTCTAGTCTCAGTTACACTTTCAGGAGAATGTACTACCTCTTCTTCCACTTCTTCAGAAAGCTCTACAGCTTCTTTTTCTTCAGCAGATAATTTAGCAGGTACGTCAGCCTCAGCATAATCAGATTTGTCTTCCATCATTGCTTTAATCATAGATAACAACTCTTGTTTAACTTGAGATAACTCTTCTTGTGTTGCAAAGTTCATTTGAACTGGTGCTTCAACTGCAGGTGCAGCTTCTTTTTTAGGCTCTTCTTTTTCTTCAGCTAATTCAACTGCTTCTTCAACTACCTCTTCTTTAGTCTCTTCTGTAGATAACTCTACTTCTTCAACTTTTTCTTCGATAACTTCTTCAGCAATTACTTCTGTAGATAAGATAACCTCTTCTGTAGCCTCAACTTCTTTAGTAGCTTCTTCCTTAGATAAACCTACTAATTCTTTGATGCTTGTAAGAATTTCTTTACTATTCATAATTGATTGATTTTAATATATTAATATAACTATTTTTATTTTAACTGTTTTATATTCAAGCATATAACACTAATAACCAAATAGTTACGGAGTGTCAGTTACTATGTTCGCACTTGTCATATTGTACATTTGAAAGATGCAACTAGCCTCAGTACCATTGTCTTGCAAGTAAGGATATGAATCTCCGTCTCCCATTCTCCACCAATGTTTAGGTTCTGTTGTTAATGTAGATAAATCAAATGTAGAGCCACTATTGTATATGCTAGATATATTACCACCTTGATTGCTATCCCATATTGCAAACTCATCTATCTTTTCTCCGTTTAATGTATTACCACTAACTAATTTACCTATTCTTAGGTTCTGACCACTTTCTCCATTTACACTTACCCAAGAAGTTCCATTCCAGAACTTGTTTACTTTTTCATCTGTGTCGTAAACGATAACACTTTCTTCTGGCTTTAACAATGCTATCTCGGCAGACGTATGCCTGTCTGGTCTAACATTGTAGCTAGTGTTCTTAAACATAAAATTTAGTTTTAATTATTAATAATTCTTGTAGTATCTATATTCGTAACACTACCTTCTTGAGAAGTCTTTGCAGAAGCAGTATGTGTTTCTACCCTTTCAGTATCTTCGTTAACAATATTAGATACGTGGTCGTTATTATGTATAGAGCCAATACCTTGTTTCCAATAGTATTGACACTTACAATTCTTACAGTCTTTTATAGTATATGTATTCTTTGATTTACAATACTTAGCTCTCATTATCTATCTTTTTAAGTTTAGATATTGCCCAGTTAACACCAGCAGAACCACCCCAAGCATCCCACATAATACCTCCACATCCTTCAGAGTAAGGTACGTCTTTGTTTTGTTGATGTCTTTTAAATGATGCCATTCTTGCAATAGTAGAACGAGATAATGCAGCTCCACTAGCTAATTGACTAGCTCTAGTCCAACCTACAGAAGTACCACAACTAGAACCATTCTTTTTCTTATAAGCTATAGCTCTTTTAGCATTGTTTTTAGCAGCTTGTGGGTAATCACTATAAGAAGCTAACTTCTCTTCATCCATAAGCTCTATAATGTCTTGTATCATTTCGTAAGCCTCTTCTTCAGATATATCTTCTATATTTACATCTTCCATAGCACTCATATCTTCTTGCTTCTTATCACTAAAAATACCTTCAATACTTAAACCTAAATATTTACCATTCTTTACATCTTGCCATACAGCATCATTATCTATCTTCATAACTACTGCCCAATCTCCTTCTTTAGCATTTAAGTTATATAAAGCAGTTTTATCTTGTTTAGGGTCTTCTACTATCCAAGATTCTATTACAGATACACCAGAAGTAAATTCTTGATGTTCTAATGTTGTATTATTGTTTTTAAGACGTTTTAAGTATAGCTCAGACGCTTTTCTCACAGTTTCCTTAGAGAATGTTATATTATACTCGTAATCGCCTCTACGACGATATATGAGCTTATCTGGAACTAATGCTAATCCTACAATAATTCTTTTCTCTTTATCTACAGTTTTGAACTCTACTTTATGTTGGTCTTTACTAAGTGCAACAAAGTTTTCTTCTATAGCTGGGAACTCTACTAAAGAGATGGCGTTTATACCTTCTTCTCCTA